CGGGACGATGAACCCCGGGGGGCCGGGTCACTACCTCAAGAAGAAATGGATCGACCGGGAGGCGGAGCTCGACCTCCGGAGCTGGCATTTTGCGCTGGAGGACAACACTCACCTGGTCCCCGCCTATGTCGCCGAACTGAAGCGCCAGTTTGGCCCCCCGTCCAGCCTCTTCTATCAGAGGTACGTTCTCGGTCTGTGGGTGATGGCCGAGGGGGCGGTCTATCGCAACTTCGACCGGGACCTTCACGTCGTCCCCTCCCTCCCCGACGAGAGGATGGAGGAGATGAGGGTCGCCGTCGATCCTGGGGCAACCCATCCGAGCGCGTTTTTGAAAGCTGTTAGGATCGGCGAGACGTGGTACGTCTTCGGCGAGTATCGGAAGGCCGACAAGTCCCCGGCTGAGGTATCGAAGGACCTTAAGAGGTTCCTCGACGGGATGCACCCCTCATCGATCGACGTCGACCCGGCGGCGAAGGCTCACCGGCTCCAGTTCATCGGCGACGGGATCGAGGGGGTCCAGCAGGCCGATAACGACGTCCTCAACGGCATCCAGCGGGTCATCTCGGCGTTCAATCAAGGATGGCTCAAGCTTGTGGGGCCGGCTACTCCCATGCTCCAGGAGGAGCTGGAGGGTTACAGATGGGATCCGAAGGCGACGGAACGGGGCGAGGACGCCCCCATTAAAGAGGGCGACGACCTCGTCGACGCCCTTCGATACCTGGTTAATAGGATCAGCAAGAGCCGCCGGCTTACTCCTCCGACGGCGAGACGAGAGAGGGGGAGGATCAGATCATGACTTCGACCGTACATACTGACTTAAGCTTCCTCGGACCGGGGCGAAAATGGCCCCCAACAGAGGATAAAGCGCGGCTGGACCGATACGCAACTAACCGCCTCCTCCTGGAGGGAGACCACGATCTCATCTTCACCAGCCTGAATGAGGACGACGCCCCCCGGATCGTCAAGATGAGAGTCAACTGGTTCAAGCGGATCATGACCCTCTTCTCCGACCTGGCTGTGGGGAATCCTCCGGCGATCAGAGCCGACGAGCCGCAGCAGCCCAACCTCGACCGGGTCGTCGAGGGTAACGCTTTCCACCTCACGGTCTACGACCTCTTCTCCGACCTCATAGCCTTCGGCGACGGGGTCATCAAGGTCCGATGGAACGGGGGCCGGGGAGTCATCTCCAGGATCGACCCTCGGCTCTGGTTCCCGGTCGTCGACCCCGACGACGTCGGGACCTTCACGGCTCACGTCCTGGCCTGGGAGATCGTCGAGGGCGACGAGAAGTACGTCAAGGCCGAGATCCACCTCGCCGGAGGGATAGAGCACCGTCTCCTCAAGCTCAACGCCGCCGGCGACGAGATCCTCGGAGCCGTCCCTCTCGCCACGATCGAGAGGTACTCGACCCTGAAGGACTCGGAGGAGACGGGCGTCCCCGGCTTCCTGGTGGTCCCCTTCTCCAACCTGAAGAGCGGCGACGGCGTCTTCGGGCTGGACGACTTCAAGGGCATCACCGACCTTGTGGAGGAGATCGAGCGGCGTCTCATCAAGATCTCCGTGACCCTGGACGTCTTTTCTGACCCCTGGATGGCGGGACCCCCGGGACTGAGGATCAAGGACCCTGTGACGGGCGAGGTGGTTTGGGCTTCCGACGAGAAGTACATCGCCCTTAACGAGGGCGAGTCCCCGCCCTCGATCCTCACGTGGGATGCTCAGATGGGGGCGACGTTCTCCCACATCGAGGAGGTCCTCGGCCAACTGTACGTGATGGCCGAGCTGTCGCCGGCGGCCTTCGGCGAGACGAAGTCCGGGCTCGCCGAGTCGGGATCCGCCCTCAAGAGGCTGATGCTCCCCACCCTGGCGAAGGTCAACCGGCTCCGGCTCCGGATCAAACCGGGGCTTCTCACCGTCCTGGAGACGACCGCCGAGCTCGAGAAGGCTTCCAGGATGCCGGGGGCGACGACCTTCGACAACCTCACTATCGAATGGAGGGAGAACCTCCCCACCGACCCCCTGGAGGCGGCGAAGGTGGAGGCGACGAGACGGGGAGCGAGAGCCACCTCGACGTGGGGGTCCCTATCCAGGCTCGACCCCGACGCCACCGAGAAGGACCTCGAGGCCGAGGAGGCGAGGATCAAGGAGGAGGAGGCCGTCCTCCCCCCCTAATTTATCACAAAAAGGACAAACCTTTAAATACTATACCAGTGAATATAGACAATAAGGCAAACGAAGGCCGCAAACTTCGGAGATTCGAAAATGTCCAGTGATGATGAAAAGAAGTTCACTCAGGCAGACGTGGACCGGATAGTCCAGGAACGGATAGCCCGTGAGAAGGCGAAATACGCCGACTATGACGAGATCAAGGCCGAAAATGAGGACCTGAAGGCCAAGATCGCCGAGAACGAATCCACAACCCTGGACACTCTGAAGCAGAAGGTCGTCACCGACCTCAAGCTCCCCCCCTCCCTGGCGGGACGTCTCCAGGGCTCGACTGAGGAGGAGCTGAAGGCCGACGGCGCCAAGCTGCTGAAAGAACTCGGTCCCCGTGAGCCTGTGGGTGGTGGGGGGCAACCTCCGGGCGACGTGAAGAAACCGTTAACCCGCGAGGCTGTCAAGAAGATGACCCCCGACCAAATCATCGCAAACATGGACCAGATCAAGGCCCAAATGAAAGAGGGCTCACTGAGGTAAGATAGATGGCAATAACGAATTTCATAGGCGAGGTTTGGGCGGCCCAAATCCTCCAGGCTCTCCAGAAGGCCCTGGTTTACGGACAGGCCGGAGTGATCAACCGGGACTACGAAGGCGACATCAAGGGGAAGGGCGACACGGTGAGGATCACCGCCCACGGCCCGATAACGATCGACAACTACGACAAGAGCACCGGCCTCTCCGATCCTGAGGAGCTGGACGACGCCTCCACCACCCTGGAGATCACTCAGGCCAAATCCTTCAACTTCCGGATCGAGGACGTCGACAAGGCGCAGATGAACGTGAAGCTGATGGAGAGCGCCACCAGAGACGCGGCCTATCGGCTCGCCGAGGTCGCCGACGAGTACATCGCAGGGATCATGGCCGCTCAGGCCGGCTCTGCTGTGGGGGCTGACGGGTCCGACAAGATCTTCGACGGAACGACCGACCTGGTGTCCGAGGAGCTCCTGGAGGTCAAACAGAAGCTCGATGAGGCCAATGTCCCCTTTGAGGGCCGATGGGTCATCATCCCGCCCTGGGTGACGAAGTGGCTTCTCCAGGAGGACGCCGTGAATCTCCCCACGTGGTCTGCTGTGGAGGGAGTGATGAAGAACGGTCAGATAGGCCGCCTTTACGGCTTCGACATCCTCCAGTCCAACAACGTACCGAACACGGCGGGCGACCACTACAAGGTCCTGGCTGGTGTCAGCAGGGCGACGACCTTCGCCGACTCTGTGAACGAGACCGAGGCTTACAGGCCTGACAAGTTCTTCGCCGACGCCCTCCGGGGCCTTCACTGCTACGGCGCGAAGGTCATCGATCCTGAATGTCTCTGCGTTCTGACTTGTGCTCCGAGCTGAGGTGGTGAAAAATGGCAACCAGATCCGAAATTACCGTAAACGAGCTTAACGGCGCATGGGCCGACAGAGCGGCACCCGACGCGATCGACAAGTCCAACCATCACTACATCGCCGCCGGGGCCAACTTCAAGAGGCTGCTGATCCTCGTCCACATCTCGGCGGGAACGGGAACCGGCGGCGCGGTGACTCTGAAGGCCGGAACCGCTCACCCTGCCTTTAGGCGAGGTCTCGGCGACCTTGTGAGAGGCGACGACGTGGTCGCCAACGATGAGTTCTGTATCGGACCCATTGAGACGGCTCGATACCTCCAGGCAGACGGAACGATCCACATCGACATAACCGACACGACCGGGACGAACATCGCCGGGACGATCGAGGCCTACGCTCTGCCTTGAAACATCACGCTGGTCAGCGTTAGCCATAGGGGGAAGCCTCAAAGGGCTTGTCACCTAGGCCCGTTCCCCTGGGCTTCCCCCACAAAACCACGAAGGGTACGATTCTATGACTGAATATGTCACTTCTGAAGAGATGGACGCCTACGCGGCCGACAGACCCGACTCATCGGCCTGGACCGGCGCCTCTGAGGCGGATCAAGAGGACGCCCTGAAATACTCCTCCTCCCTTGTGGACTCTCTTCTATTCGTGGGCCGGAAGTACGACACCGATCAGGCTCTCCAGTGGCCGAGACTGGTTAAGGTCCGGGGCGTCTGGAGGGTGGAGAGGGACGACGAAGGCGACGTCTGCATCCCTCAAGCGATCAAAGATGCAGTCTGCGAGGAGATCCTGGCGAGACTATCCCCCACAGATGGGGAGAGACACGCCCTCCAGGCCGACGGGGTCAAGTCCTTCAGGCTAGGCGACCTCTCCGAGACCTACGGCGACGATCTACGGGGAGGCGGGATCAAGGGGACCCCGCTCATATCCTGGACGGCTTACAGGCTGCTGGAGCCCTATCTGGCGAAGGGGGCGCGAGCGGGATGAGCCTGATCTCCGGCTACCTCAACCAGACCGCCAGATATTACGCTTCGGGCGAGTTCTACAACGGACCAGCTCTCGCAACCCTCCCCCTGGCCGTGATCGATCTCGGCGTGGATTTTCTAGTCAAGGTTGTGCGAAGCTGGAACTCCGGGGATAGATACGCCGATCTGGTGGGGACCCGCGACGGTAGCCCTGTGAGTGAGCGCCTATCCTTCTCCGGGATGTACGGGACTCTTGAAAAAATAAGCTCTAAATGGTTTGACACCCTGACGGCCGTCACCACGAATATGGGAGGGGACGCCGAGCAATACCTCCGAGTTGTGGGGGTCGACGGCGACGAGAACGAGCTGGGAGCATGGGTCGACTTCCCATGTAGATGGGAAGATAAGACGTCTCATTACCTGAAGGTAACCGACGATCACCACAGCCAGCTTATAGCCCTATCTGATGCGAAGGTGTTTTGCGAGATCCCTCTCGCCGATGGTCATCTCGTCCGGCGTGTCGTCGGTGGGGTCCCCGGAACCATTTATGAGGTTAAAAAGGTCCGACCTGCTGAAGGCCTCGAAGGGAACGAAGAGTATCGTCTATTGCTCCTGGGCGGCGTGGGGGAGTGAGTGACTCGCCAGACCCGGAAGATCGGGGACAAGTGGGCGAGGACGATCTCCGAGGCCTTCCTGAAGTGGCAGAGGGAGGTAGAGATCGACGGCCGAAAGAACATCCCGGCGACGACCTTCGACCCCTCTCCTTTCATCGAGGCGGCCTTCCTTGAGGGAGGCGAGGCCCAACTCGAAGAGATCGGCAAGCTTGTGGGGATAGGCGTCAATTTCGATCTACGAAACCCTGAGACAGCGGCCTGGATCATGAAATATGGAGCGGCCGAGGTTAAGTACATCGACGAGACGGCGAAGGCTACTATCAGAGATATCGTCCTCCGGGGCCAGACTGAGGGCCTAACCCCCACAGCTCAGGCGAAGCTGATCAAAGACCATATCGGACTCCTCCCCCGCCAGCTCCGAGCCCTGGAGACCTTCGAGGAGGGGCTTGTGGGGATGAATGAAGCCGCGAAAGCGAAGGCGGTCGAGAAGTACCGCAATAGACTTCTGAGACAGAGAGCGATGACCATATCGCTTACGGAAGGTCACAGGGCGGCCAACGAAGGATATCGAGCGGCCAACAGGGACGCGGTGAAGAGGGGCATCCTCGACCCCGACGAATGGGAGAGAGCATGGCTCGGAACCCACGATGGCCGGATGTGCTCCATCTGCGAGGGGCTTGTGGATGCGAGGGCGGATCTCCCCGACGGTCAGTTTGATAGAGGGGGAGGAGGCGGGCCAATTAAGCACCCGAAATGCCGTTGCTGCGAGATCCTGGTCCGGAAGGTCGCATAACTGGTCATCAACACCGCAACAATTCTATTCTCACCATTTTATAAGCACCGTTTCGACCTGTAAAACCTCCTCTTTGTGGGTGAAATCAGCATCCATCGGGCTGTCTTATGTAAGCTGTCTTATGTAAGGAATCTATATATACCATCCCTTACATAAGACAACCCATGGACGCGGTTAAGGACCCCACAACGGGGAGGTTGTACAAACAAGAGATCTCCCTCTGTGGGAAGGAGCGGTGCAAGAAGTGCGAGCGAGGTGATGGACACGGCCCCTATTGGTATGCCTACTGGTGGGAGGGGGGGAAGACCCGGAAAAAGTACATCGGGAAGACCCTTCCGGCGAGCCTTACACAAGACAACTTACAAAAGACAGAAGTCCTTACACAAGACAGCGAAGAGTCTTATGTAAGACCCTTACCTAAGACAGATACCTTACATAAGACAACGGGCCTTACACAAGACAAAGCCTTACCTAAGACAGCAGGGAAAGGGGCCTTACCTAAGACAGCAGGGAAAGGGGCCTTACC